GTTAAAGTCTCCTGAGATTAGATAGTTCAAGGCATAGTTGCCTGTGCTGATCCAGTCTGTGGGATCGTTGAAACCAATACTCAATCCTTCGATTGACTTGGTTATTTCTTTACGGAATTTTGAAACGTCAAAAGGTTTACCCATTTGTCACCTATTATAATATGAAAGAACACAGAGGGTGTTTCCCTCTGTGTGATGCTGCTACTTATTTGTTTTGACGGCTACGGATCATGGCCAAGATATCCTCGGCCTTTTTGTTGCCTTCTGCTGGCTTGGCCACTGGTGCTGTTGCTATAGGAGTATCCTCATCGTCAAACGCATCCACGGGTGCTTTGGCTGCAGGTGCTGCTTTGACCACTGGAATATCCTCGTCCACATCTGCTGCGGCAGCCCCGGCAGGTGCTTGCATACCAGCAGGGCGGAAGTATTGTCCCCAACGCTCCATGTCAAATGCCTTGCCATCAACTGATGCTTCAAACATTTCTTTCATGACCCGCAGTTCCACATCAGTGGGCTTCTTGGGCAAGAATGTGCTCAAGTCAAACAGGCCATGTGTTTCGATGGCTGCTTGTTCTTGTTCGGTAAGTGCCGATTCTTTTCTAGCCCACTTGCTAGTGTTGTAGTCAGCGTAGCCGCCCTTCTGTGTCTTGGTGATACGGAAGTCCAAGCCACTCATGATGTCTGTGGGCAAGTTTTCCAATTCAGGGTCCATCAACGCACTCTTGATCAGGGTAAAGATCTGAGGTCCGATGATGAAACGACGGATTGGGTTTGCTGGAGTCTTGTCGTCAGCGATGGGATTTTCACGCACAAAGCCCTGGAACACATAACTGCGTTTCTTCCAGTATTTGCGACCCATGTCTTCTAAGCTGGGATCCTTGAACCAAGGGCTGACCTCGGACAGGATTGGACAAGTTTCGTTCCACATGTGCATACATGGTACCTGCACCATGACTTGTTTGGAATCCATCTCTCCTTTGACGCCATTGAATGGCAGTCGGATCATGGCCCGTTCTACCCAGAAGAATGTGTTTTTGGAGTTTGCGTCCGGTAAGAATCGGACAGTTGCGGATTGGCCTTCTTCCATGTTCCAGTGTGGGTAGATGGGATTCTCACCGCCACTGCCTCCGGATTTGCCTTTGGTCTCTGCTGCCTGTAGTCGTGCTCTGATTTCTGCTAAAGTTGCCATAGTTTTTTCTCCTATAAAGTTGCCTATGTTAAATGCCTATCTAATGATTTAGATTGTGTTGCCTGTGCCACAAATGAAAAAGCGCAAACACCCTAGCAGTATATGCGCTTCTTGTCTCAGTGTCAAGTTTATTTATGTCATTTGAGCGAACTCAGTGATTTTATTCTTGCCAGTTCAGCATCAAAAGTTTTGTCTTCCATGGCTGGTGCTCGATTACTGCCTAGATTAAATTTCTTCGTCAGTTGGCCAAAGTCTTTCAAGTCAGCGGCGCGTTCTTCGGCGTTGGCTGGCATGTTGTAACCCACGGTTGTTGTACCGTTTTGGCCAAACGGAACTGCTTTGCTGCCGTAGGGATTTACATTTTTGTTGATGGGGCTGGCAGGATTGCCTAGATTTAGATTTTTTGTCAGGTGTCCAAAATCTTTAACATCTTGCTCTCTTTCAGCAGCATTGGCTGGCATCACGTAACTGGCTCTTGGATCAACAAATGGCAGTTGATTGTCCTGGTAGCCAAGATCGTAATCTGCTTCGTCCATGGAGTCTTTGTTGATGTTGCGGGCAAGAGATTTGATTCTTGCCAGTTCAGATTCAAACATGCCCATGGTTCCACAGTCCTCAAGTCCATGCTTTGGACAATATTCATTTAATGGAGTGTAGTTGCATTCTTCAAGGGTCTCATCATCTCCGGTAAGGTCAAGACTTTTAACTGAGGTAGGGTTGATATTTGTTGTCTGAAAAGGTTCATCATCATGAGTCTTCCCTACTCCGTACACGTCCACACGGGGAGGAACCGATCCAGGAATCTTGTGAAGAGTTCCGTCTGGTTCATAATGGTCATAGCTGGGGTGAATGTCGTCCATTTCTTCATCTAGTTCCCCGTGACTAACATAGTGATGGAATGAGGTAGCAACATCACTTAAAAAATCTTCATCATAACTTATCTTATGCTTGGCAGACCTTGGTGTCATGCCCAATTCCACCATCTCATGGTAAACTGCATTAGCGAATTCGTCAGAATTTGGATTCAACATAGGATGTTGTTGTGCCAGTATTTTGCCAATTTTTTCATATAGATATTCACTGGATTCTTCAACTCGAGATTCTCGGATAGGGGCACCGGACAAACGGATCACATCTTCAAATGTCTCAAGGTTGTCACCTTCGGCCACAGGTGGTTGTGCAGGTGCATTGGTTTCTGGAGCAACAGGTGCTGCAGGTTCCATTGGTGCTGCAGGTTCCATTGGAGCAGCAGTTTCAAAACTCATGGCCAGTTCAGCCAATTCAGGACTCTGATCTTTGTTACGAACAATCCAGGCTTTTACAATTGGTACAGCATCAGCTGAAGGATCTTCTTCGGCCATGCCTGCCAGTTGATCGAACAGCGCGTCATCACCAATTAGGTCATACAGCACATCTGTGACATCCTCGGCGTCAGGACCCAGGGGTCGCGGCTGACTCAACCAGTCTTTGAGTCGAGTCATCTTCTCCGGGGTATCGGGCAGAGCCCAGGTTCCTTCTACCAATCTGGCAGCCCATGATTCAAATATATCTGCTTCTTTCATAGCTTTTGCTTCCTGTTGTATCTTTGCCAACATGGGCAAAGCTGATTCTATGCGTGGGTCGATGCGTGTTTCCACAAACATACCACGCAAGTCTTCTACCATGATATCACCTTCAGAGATATCTGCTGGCTTCCATGATTCAAAATAACGACTGTATCCACGGCTGGTGGCTATGTGTTTTAAGTTGTGCGTGAGTCGTTGATAATATTGGTCAGTCTCAGTAACTAGTTCACCGGCAGCGCCTTCAAACACACGACCTTGGTGTGCTCTGCGGAACTGGCTCAACAGATTCAGTTGAGTCACTGTTTCTGCAATGTGCTGGCCACGCAGATCGTAAGGAGTACCACCATGGCGCACATGTTCCAGCATGGCACGACCGCCGGCTAGTTTGCGAAATGGCAGTCGGAACCGCTCACCTTCCGCAGTCTCAATAAACAAACTCTCCACATAGCGATAACGCTTGTCTCCCTCGGCAATGGGGCGGGTGTGCTTGATCATGAGTCTGGCTTGGGTAGGCTCTCCAGAGTAACTGACCTTGCGTGTGCCGTAGAAACTTTCTGTGAGTGCTGCTTGTCCTGCGATGGCATACTTGAGTTTGCTCAAATTCTCCAAGCCAAATCCGCCACGGATCTTGCTGGTGCGAATGGCAAAGTTTTTAAGCTGTTCCAGGAAACCTGGGTTGTCTGTTTCTGAGTCACCGTACCAGGCTTTTTTGTCTTCTGGATCCATGGTGCGACCTAGATTGTCGCCAAAATACACAGTCATGCCGCCGTTCTGATCCAGCAAGATAACCATAGTGCCATAATTCTTGCCTGTGGGTCCGACCCAGTCAAAACTAAACATGTCTGCTTCACTTGAGTCCGGAACACCACGCTCGTTTACTGCGGGTTTGCCAGTTTTAGTGCTTAGTGCATCCACATCAAAGTCGTGGGTGATCAGCAGATCGTTAAGTTCGCTTGAGATTGAATTCTGTGCCATACGGTATTTAGTGCATTATAAGACTTCTACATCATGATAGAAATGAACGGGTAGGGTTCGATAACTTCAGAATCGTGATCCTTCATCTGCGTGTCTAGTTCTGTGTAATAACTTTGCAGGGTAACCAGCATACGCACTGCCAGGATTGTGGCCATGATCAGGTCATCAGTCTCGCCGGGCTTGGCAGCATAACTGGTGCCATGTGCCACAAAGTTTTTGAGTTCACTGATCAGGCTGGCACTATTCACACGCATACGCCCGCTCTCAATCAAGTTTTTTAATTTGGAGCAAGCAGCGATCTTGGCTCGGTTTGTGGTGTTATAGCCCTTGCGGAATCTTCTTGTGGTAGGGCTAGATGTGTCACTGAGGAAGTAGCCCTTGATATATTCTTCTCCGTACTCCTGGATAGAGATTAACGCTGCTTCACCAATGGTGTTGTTTTCCACACTGTAGTAGATGCTCTTGTCATCACCCACGGTATCATGCAGATACTTGATGATATCGGCCATGATACGCACCTGTTCCGGAATAGGAGTTCGGTTGTGCCGCCATTCGCCTACTTGGCGTGTGGTGTTTGCTTCAAAGATCTGTATAGCAGCAGGATCACTACCGGTGCCTAGGCTGGGATCTAATGCCACCACATACACTTGATCCTTCCTGATAGGTTCAAACCAACGCACTTGCCCTGTTCTGTGCATAGGGTCCTTGGGAGCAAGATCCAACA